GCCGGCTGGCGTTGAATCCAAACGCGTCGCACAGATCCAAGCTGACTTCGCCAAGACCGCGCAAAAGATCGAAGAGCTCGCGCTTCAGGCGCAGTTGAGCAACGAGGAAAGCGCCGAGCTAACCGCGCTGGCCTGGAAAAAAGCGCTTGGCGAGATTCAGAACAAGACGGACGAAGTAACGGAGTTTCAACGCCGGGCCATGGAGCGCGCGTTCGACGCTGGAGCCGATCTGTTGAAGGACGTGCTCGGCGGGCAAATCAAAACTTGGCAAGACTTCGGCTCGCGGGTGAAGAAAGTAATCGACGAAATCGCGTCGGACTGGCTCACGCTGCAATTAAAGACGCTGGTACTCGGTCCTAACTTTGGCAAGAGCGCCGGCGGCCAAGTCGGCGGACTCGCCGGCAACATCGCCGACCTATTCAAGGGCGGTGCGCCGTCATTGCCTACCGGCTACGGTACGCGGCCTGAGGGGATGGAGGGACCATCGCTGCCCAATGGGGGATTTTTCAGCAACCCGGTGGGCTCAATCGCTGGCGGCTTCGGTTCGCTACTAAAGGTTTTCGGTTTCCATGAAGGCGGTGTCGCCGGTACGAGTGCCAGCTTCTCGCGTGCTGTGCCATCGGCCTATTTCTACTCGGCGCCGCGCTATCACCAGGGCATCGACTTTGCTGGCGGCGAGATGCCGGCCATTCTCAAGCGCGGTGAGGAAGTCGGCTGGCCGGACAAGCTTGCGGAGAAGTACGGACGCGGCGGTACGGTGCAGAACTTTCATTTTCACAACCCTAGCTTTGCCGACCGTCGGTCAGCGGCGCAAGTCCAGGCGCGTATCGCCTCAACAGCGAAAATTACACGAAATCTATAAATGTTTTTAGAATCACCACGATTTCCATTGGACTTGAGTTTCGATAAGCCGGGCGGTCCAGGCTTCAACGCGGATGTGCAGGTTTTAGAATCAGGCTTTGAGCAGCGCAATCAGTTCTGGCCGGAATCGCGTATTGAATTGGATATCGGTTACGGCACACGTGAGCTTTACAAGGTTCAAAACGTCTTGGAGTTTTTCGAGAACGTCGGCGGCATGGAGCATGGCTTTAGGATTCGTGACTATCGCTCTTATAAAAGCTGTCGCATTACTTCTGCGGGCTCAAATGGCGACGTTGACGATGTGATTACGGCTCTTGATCAAGTGATCAGCGTTGACACCACGACCACCGATATTTTCCAACTGATCAAGACATCGCGGAACGGACCTTTCGCGCGCAAGAAAACTATTTCAAAGCCGGTGACCGGAACCGTACTGCTGGCAATCCAGGGCGTCACGATCCCGACGACACGCTACGACCTGCTCTATGTCCCGCTACGCCTTGCCCGCGAAGGCCACGAAACGACCGGCAGGGTTACGCTGGCGACGAATATTCAAAAGACTATCAGCGCGATTACCAGCGCTGCAGCGGCTAAGATCACCACGACCACGAACCACGGCCTATCCGTAAACGATTCTGTTCACATTAGCAGCGTCTCAGGAATGACCGGTATTAACGGCATGCGCGGGCTGGTGACAATAATCGACAGCGCGACGCAGTTTACCGTTGCGATTGACTCGACAGGGTTAGGAACGTACACGTCCGGCGGCCAGATCAATACTCAGCGCCAGAGCACATCTTTTACCGTAGCCATAGCCGGCGTGAGCAAGCAGGCTTTCGCTACCGTCACGAGCTCCGGAGCGCACGGCTTGGTCGCCGGTGACATGGGCGTATTCGCATCGGTCGGCGGAATGACGGAATTGAATGCGGCTATCGCGACCGTCCGGCAAGTACTCAGTCCGACGACGTTCCGCATCGATATTAATAGCGTCGAATACACGACCTATACCAGCGGCGGTACTTTTACAGTCGCCGAGCGGGTGTCGGCGGGCTACGAGTACGACATGCCGGCGCGATTCAATACCAACAATTTCCCGATGGATTTTCTAACGTGGGAAGCCGGCGGCGTGCAACTGCCGGTCGTGGAGCTGCGGGTTATATGAAAGCCACTTCCGCCGCGCTGGCGCAACACATCGATCAGGAATGCACGACGCTAGCGATGTGCGTGAAGCTGATTCTGACGAAGTATCAGCCGCAGATTCTGCGCATCTATCAGCTAAATCCTTGCATCGTTGAAACGCTATGGGCGCACGATTACATAGACGGCGACACTATTAGAATCGTCAATGTGCGCGGCATGACGGCGCTGAATCATCAGGAGTTTACGATTCTCCGGCTCAATGATTACCAATTCCAAATCAACGTCGATGCCAGCGCGTTTCCGCCTTACGACGGCAAGGGTGAGGCGCGCAAGGTGATCGCGTTTACTCAGTTTGTGCGCGATCTCACTTTGGATTTTTAATGGCTCTGATCACAGTCAAACAAGCCGGCGGCGGCGACTACACCAACATCTTTGATGCCTTGGCATCGATCGGCACAGGTGCCGGCGATGGTGCCGACGACATAGTTGAAGTCTACGACGGCGATTACAACGGTGAGCGAAGCATCAACAACAACATGCCCAGTGGTACGTCGTGGACGCATCCGTTCACGCTTCGAGTCGCAGCGGGCAACACCGCGACCATTAGTTCCTTTAGCGGGTGGCAGCCCCTTTACCTGGATACTGGCGGTTCGCTCTATGCGATCATCGATGGATTTGTAATTGATGGCGACGATACCACAGTCGGCCCCGGCCTCGTTACATTAAGCGCGGTTAGTTATGTCCGACTCATAAATTGCGAAATAAAAAATGCCAATGTGACCGGACCTCCAGGCAGCGGCATATCGAACAACCATGTCTATCTCGGTGCTGCGAGTATAGGTACTCGCCATGTCGAAGTACTCAACAACGCGATGCACGACGGTATTTCATTGGGCCATGGCGTATACAACGAGGGCAGTTACAACAAGATTCAGGACAACGACATTTATAACATCGGTGGATTTGGCATCCACAATTTCAGCAATGTCGCTGGCAACACACCTGACTACAATCTCATTTCGCAAAATCGAGTTTATAATTATGGCGTGTTGCGGGAGACGGCAGCAGGCATCCTAGCTACATCGGGAACAGGCAACAAGGTCAATCAGAATGACGTTTACGATGGCGTTGGTCTGACGTCTGACGGTTGCGTCGGCATTAGTATTGGCGGCACGGGCAATGAGGGAAACAATAATACTACCTATAACAATAGCTGGATTGGCCTTGATGTCCAAGGTAGCCGAAACGCAAAACTTAAAAATAATGTTTCGTTTAACAACGGTCAGGATTGGGATATCACTGGCGCCAATGGCGGCGGCGCACCAGTCGGCCTGGATCAATCGAATAATTTAATCGGCATCGATCCGCTATTCACCAACTCGGGTGCGGCGGATTTCACGTTGCAAGCCGGCAGTCCAGCCATCGATATCGGTACGCCTATCGACGGCATTGCTTACACAGGTCCGGCACCAGACGCCGGCGCTCACGAGCGCGGGCTCGAAACGTTGCCGGTCATCGATATTGTAGTTACGCCGAATCCGATTCCACCGGGAGACTCAGGAACCGTGGAATGGGATACGGACGGTGACACGGTTGATATCCCCGGCGTTGGCGAAGGCTTACCGCCTACCGGTACAGCGCCATTACCGCCAGGTCAAACTCTCGTCACCGTGCAAGCGTACAACGTCAACGGCTCCAGCGTCGCGCAGCAGGCGGTAGGGGAATTCGCCGCGGGCCTGCTCTACCGCGCGACGGTCGGCTACATGCCGCGTTCGATCAAGGCCGGCGCCGATCTTAGCGTCGACAATCTGGAAATCGAAGGACTGATGGTCGATAAGGTGCGCGCGCTGGCGCAAGGACTTTTGATTCAAGGTTTGTCGAATGAGGACTTGCAAGTCGGCCGCTTCGATCATGCCAAGGCGGAAATCTTCTTCGTTAACTATGAAAATCCCGAAAGCCGCTTGATCCTTCCCGGTAGCGGCAACATCGGCCAGATGAAGATGAAGCGCGGCACCTACGTTGCCGAGCTGCGCGGCAAGACAATCTATTTGCAGCAGACTATCGGCGATCTCTATTCGAAGATATGTCGCGCACAAGTTGGCGACGACATCACGGACTATCGTGTGTCAGGATTCGGTTGCAAGGTGAGGCTCGATCCACCGTTCTGGCGCATGTTTACAAATTATACGGTTCGTCCGCTCTATGATGCGGGTAAAGGATCAGTAGTCAAATCCAACATTTACACTGGCCGGCAGTTTCGCTGTTCAGTCGCCGGCACTTCCGGCGTTACCGAACCGCTCTGGGACCTCACCATTGGCGCAACTACAGTTGACGGCACATGCGAGTGGATCACAGAACAAGCGCTAACGGTTTTCGGTAGCGTTACGCAAGCGTGGAATAAACGATTTTTCAAGGACGCAGCGCGCAATGAACCGGCTGTTACCGGGCTTGGAGTCAACACCGGGACCGCGCAGTATGCTATCCG